GATTATGGATAAGCTGACTGGTCTGCAAGCTATGGCAGGACAACCCGGCTTTACCAAGCACCGCAACGATCTGGATATGGACATCCCTGTAACTATGTTAGACGGCAGTTCCATGAGCATTGTTGACTTCCTAGACTATGACCTCCCGAACATGCTGCAACGATACCGCAAGGGCGTTAGCGGTGCTGGCGCATTGGCTAAGAAGGGCATCCGCTCCCGCAAGGACCGGGACACAATCATAGGTGCAATCCAAGCAGAGCAACGCGCCCTTGGCGAGGAGGGTATCCCAACGGACAAGCTGAAAGCTATGCTGTCTGACTTCGATGCAGGCCCCTCGCACGGTTACTTTGATGGTAGTACTAACAAGGGCATCTCTATGCCCATCTCGGTAGGTAAGGCAGTGGCTAACTTGTCGCTGCTCGGTAATCTAGGGTTCGCCCAGATGATCGACAGTGCCAACAGCATTGCAGCAGATGGCTTGGCTAACTGGTGGCGGCATTCGACTGCTGGCAAACGACTGGGTGATGAACTAGGTCGCATAGACAGTAAGGTCATGGATGACTTAATTGTACTCCAAGGTACTATAGGTCAGGACCACCATATGTTTCGAGAGCATATGCAGATGGATGAAATCTCTGAACGGGATGCTGGGGCCTTCGTACAAGGCTTGCGCAAGGTTACAGGAAACATGCAGTTCGTGCAGGGTTACACCAGTATGTTTAACGCAGTGCGCGGGCATCAACAAACCGTCGGGGCGTTGGTGTTGTCAAACAAAGTGCTGCGTAGCATTAAAGATCGCACCAACGGAGAGCGCATCAAATACGACTTCGGCATAAGTGACGACATGCAGGATCAACTCCGTGATCTTATTGATACTGGGGTTATCGAGTTCGAGACTGTTACTGGGAAAGGTGGCAGTATTCACACGTATGTAAGTCGCTTAAATCCAACGCAATGGGATCAGAAACTCCGAGATGACTTCGGTGGCGTTATGACGCGTGCGCAAGATACAAACACGATGCGTGCAATGGCTGGTGAGACTGATGTGTGGGCACGGACAGAGTGGGGTACGATTGTTTCGCACCTTAAGATGTTCCCGTTGCTTTCCATACCTAAACAGATGATGCGCAACGGTCGCTTTATGGATGCTCAAACTATGGGTAGCCTGATGTACGGTATGGCGGCAGCTTACATGGTGATGAAGGTTCGTGACGCCGTTACTGGCAAGGAACGTACCGAAGCGCAACAAGCAATTAATGCAGTTGGATACAGTAGCATGATGGGCTGGCTTCCTATGGTGTGGGACCCTGCTATGACCATGCTAGGTCTGGATGACTATCGGATGCAGCGTTATGGTCGGCACTACGAGACGCAGGTTCCTGCTGTTGAAGTTGCCAACCGTATGATGCGTATTCCCGGTGCAGTGGGGAACCTGCTTGGTAGAAACCACCTAAATGGTGACGACAAACAAGCACTGCTGGCTATTCCATTCATGCGTACCCTTGGTATAGGTGAGTGGGCTATCGACAGCATTAATCCGTTGTCTGCGCGTGATAAGAAGGCTGCTGATAAGCAGGCAGCGAGTACACAACCAGCACTGCCTGAACCCTCGGCACTAGATGCAGCCATAGCTGAAATCAAATAAACAATAGGAGACAAACGTGAAAACACTAACTTCGCGTAAGTTCAGTATCCTCGAATTTGAATATACTGGCGGACCACTGGTTTTTGAAGCCACGTTCGCTCTCGGTATCATGACGCCAGAACACATCCAAGTCTTTGTTGCAGGAGAGGTTGATGGACTAGGTGAACAAATCTACCGTCCTTTTGCGTACGATGCAAACACGTCAACGCTTACTGTGCTGTCTGCAATTACTGCGCCTGCTAAGGTAACGCTTATTCGGACTATGCCTAAAGACAGTCTTTATATCTCGTTCCTCGGTGGCGCAGACGTTACCCGTACAAACATCGACAGTATGCTGCGCTACACAATGATGGCGCTTCATGAGGTTCTTGATGGTCGTTGGGACTTTAGCTTTGTTGACCTTATGCAGTCGCTTGTTATTCAAGCGCAAGCCAGTGCTGACACTGCATTATCTGCTGTAGTAGACGCACTAAACTCCGCCACGACGGCGGCTATTAGCGCAGCAGAAGCACGGGCATCCGCAGAGGCAGCACTTGCGTCACAACTGGCGGCTGCTGCTAGCGCCGCGAGTATCGACCTTAACGCGCTACTCACTAAAGCGGCAAACCCCGGCCTAGTATCTATTGGAGGACTGTCTGTTACCGCTAATAGTATGCTATATACTACCGCTACGAATGTGTACGCAAGCGCGACACTTACGCCGTTTGCGATGACACTTCTTGACGATACTGATGCTGCTACCATGCGGACAACACTTGGTGTGCAGCGATCTAATACAAACCTAACGGAACTCGCTGCCATAACTGATGTAGAGGGAGACTTGTTCTATCGCGGCCCCACGGCGTTGATACGTCTGGGTAAGGGAGCGTGGGGCCAAATCCTGCGCCAGAATGATGGGCTAACTGCGCCATTCTGGGATGATCCGATCAAATCTACTCCAGCGCAGGATATGAACGGGCTGTCGTCATTTGACTGGGTGGGTATTCCGGAATGGGCAAATCGCATCACAGTAATGTCCAAAGCAATTTCCCTTAGCGGATCGGATTTGCCACTGGTTCAGCTTGGGGTTGCCGCAGGATTTGCCACTACAGGGTATTTGGGTAGCCTTGGGCAGATTGCATCGGGTGGCAACGCTTCTCGATCTGCGTCAACAGCGGGGTTTCCGGTCGGCAATTCAACGGCAGGGGAAGCCGCGACAACAACTTTAACCCTAACCAAAATGATAGGGTTAGACACATGGATGGCGACGGTAAGCGGGGCGCGCAGCACGAATGAAACTTATGCGGGTGGTGGCGGGTCAGTCACACTTGCGGGACCCCTGACGCAAATCAGGCTCACGCGGTCTGGGACAAACACCTTCGACGCCGGGTCCGCGTCGATCACTTGGGAGTGAGACATGCCATCATATTTTGACATTGCTACTGGTACAGCAGTTATTGACGCGGGCTATGTTGCGCCTAGTACTCCGGTTCCTACACTAAACATGCTACGCGAGGCAGCATCACTTACGCGATATGAGTTCTGTACTGCCTGTGTTACTACCGGGGTACTAAACGCACAGGACGCCATCGCAGCGGCCAAGGGCGAATGGCCGGTACCTCTCGCGGGATTCCTCGCTTACCTTAATGAAACGCAGTCAACAGACGCTCAAATGGAATGGGCATCTTGTGTAACTATCCATCGTATGCACCCGTTTGTGCTAATGCTGGAAAGTTGGCTAGGTCTAACTGATACACAACTAGACGTCATGTTTGGTATCGCTGTATAATCATATAACACTTGGAGGCGTAAATGCCCGCACAACTAGTAACGAATGTAACACCGAGGGCTACGGGAGATAAGTACGTTGTGTATGTCGGAGCAATCCGTGTTATCCAACGCTTGGCAGGTGCGGTCACTGTAGTAGGCCCGTCGGTTAATGGCATAGTTGCAACTACCGGAATGAACAAAGTAATCACGGTGCAGAAAATTGCTGCAACCGTATATGTAGGTTTTTAACATGGCTGAACTCCCTACTGACACTCGCGTTGCTCTAGGAGAAATCCTTGGCAGCCAAAAGTACCTCATCAAAACTATGGATGGGGTCGTCATTGGATTTGCAGAGTTTCGCAAGGAAGTCCGCGATGAGCAATCAGCCATCACCGAGCGCATCACTAAGCTAGAACAGTTCCAATGGAAGCTGATCGGCCTCGCAACAGGTGGAGGAGTAATCCTGCCTATTGTCACCTCACTTATTGTGTGGTTTGTTACGAAAGGAACATAACATGACTAAAGCGGCCAGCCAAGGAAAGATGAATAACCTGCACGACCGCGTAGCAGATGTGTTCCTCAAAGTACTTCAACGCTACCACGATAGGATGGATGCTATCGCAGCAGTCGATCCTGACGCAATCACAGACGAGGTTCTCAAGGACCTACTTGATGATAGCACTATGCCATCGCCAAGTATGATGGCTGCCATTACCAAGTTCCTTAAGGATAATGAGGTCCTGTTCGAGAAGGACAAGATCGACCAGATCAGCGACCAGCAACGTGCGCTTGCTGAGAAACGCAAGAACCGCCCCTCGTTGGATAGCCTCACTGTTGTGCCTATGGTTCGCCCCGCATGACGCCAGATGAACGATGGGCGCATCTAGGACGCTTGCAAGAGGAATACGTCGAGTTTCGTCCATTCCTATATGACGTGATGACAGACTTGATGGGGTTCGAATGTTCCCCACTACAGCTTGACATTGCGTTGTACCTTGAGTTCGGCCCCACGTACCGCATGATCCAAGCACAACGTGGAGAGGCTAAGACGACCATCACCGCTATTTACGCAGTGTGGCGCATCATTCACCAGCCATCAGCACGGATACTCATTATCTCTGCTGGTGGTGATATGGCCGACCAGATCGCAAACTGGGTAATCCAGATCATCGAGAGCATGGCGGAACTAGAATGCCTACGGGCAGATAAGTCGCATGGCGACAGGTCGTCCATCGAAGCATACGATGTTCACTGGCAGTTGAAAGGACCGGAGAAGTCCCCAAGCATTGCCTCGCTTGGTATTACCTCGAACACGCAGGGCTTCCGCGCTGACGTGCTAATTGCGGACGACATCGAGTCCTCGAAGAACTCCCAGACTGAGACTATGCGGGAACGGTTGCAACACCTTACCAAAGACTTCTCGTCTATCTGCTCCAATGGTGACATCATCTATTTGGGTACGCCGCAGAGCGTGGAGAGTGTATACAACGGTCTAGTATCACGCGGGTTTGATGTTCGCATCTGGCCGGGGCGGTACCCGACTATAGAGGAACAGGTGAACTACGGTTCGTTCTTAGCACCTGTAATCGTTGAAGCTATGGAACGTGACCCAAGCCTACGCACTGGTGGCGGACTGCTTGGCAACAGGGGTAAACCTACCGATCCGATCATGCTTAGTGAGGCAGTTCTCACCAAGAAGGAGCGGGACCAAGGTAAGGCGTACTTCCAGCTACAGCACATGCTCGACACCAAGTTGTCAGACGCAGACAGGTTCCCGCTTAAGGCTGACAAGATCATCTTTATGCGCATTCCAGAAGCATCGGCACCAATCGAAGTACACCACATTGCCAGTGACGCATACCGCGTACAAACACCAGCTGACTGGCCTGTACAAGATGCCGCATATTACCGGGCTGCTTCGTTTGGGGCAGAGTTCGGGGCGTATGCCGGGACTAACATGCACGTTGACCCCGCAGGTGGCGGTAAGAATGGTGACGAAACCGCTTACGCAGTTGTCCGCTTCATGGCAGGCAAGGTTTATGTAGTAGCCGTGGGCGCTGTTCCCGGTGGCGTAACCAAGGAAAGCATGGAAGCACTAACCGCTGTGGCTAAACGGTTCAAGCCGCACAAGATCACAGTGGAGAAGAACTTCGGTAACGGTGCCTTTGGCGCTATCTGGCAACCATACTTGCTTAAGGAGCATCTTGCTACCATTGAGGATGTATGGGAAAGCGGACAGAAGGAACTACGGATCATTGACCTGATCGAACCTGTATTGGGTTCCGGTCGATTGATCATGGATTTGAGCATCATTGAGCAGGAACAAGCAACGCTTGAGAAGTACCCTATTCAAGACCGCCCAAGTTACTCACTGTTCTATCAGCTAGCCCGCATCACGCGTGACAAAGGCTGCTTGAAACACGATGACCGCCTTGATGCTCTTGCTAGTGCAATCCGCCCTTGGGTTGAGTCGCTAAAGCAGGACGAGGATAAGGTCAATCTCGCTGCCAAACGTGCGGCATACGAGAAGAAGATGAAGGACCCGCTAGGCAATGGACGACCCATGCCCGGTAAGAAATCAGCGCAGGCATCAATGCTTTCGCGCATGTACAGGAGAACGTAATGTCCGACCAAGAAAACCCAGTTGAGGAAAAAGCATACGAACTGCCATCCGGCTACGTAGAGCAAGTTCCCAACTCCCCCGTATGGCCCCGTGACGAGTTCGGGATGACCTCTGCACTGCGCCGCGAGTTGGCACGTGCCTCTGGCCGTATTAACGGTGACGAGAACAAGTTGGCAGTGTTCATGGAAACACTACGCGCTGGTGCAGTGTGGGCCACATCTCGCATGGAAGTGCAACGTCAAATCCGCGAGGATCGTCACGCGGATGTTCAGCGCCTTATTGATGTAACCCAAGAAGCGCGCGATAAAGATGCCGCTAATGCCGGACCACAGGAGACGGATGATGAACGCAAAGCTAGACAAGTGGCTGCTGGAATTATTGGCGGAGTTCAAAGCACCGCAGCTTAAGCCAGTAGTGTTGAAGTATGATCATACGGTGTTCCGGGCTAAACTCCCGGACATCAATGAAGGCCCGCTTAAAGCTACCTATATGGATGGCGTTAAGCGGATACTTGAACATGCCGCGAAATACACCCTGACAAAGTACCAAGTAGCATACGTCCTTGCTACTGTGTATCACGAAACCGCGTATTGGATGTGTCCTATCCGCGAAGGTGCGTGGCGTTATGGCCCGAACTACTCTGATGCAAGTGCTGTTTCCGCAGTTACGAATGCGGTTGCAAAGGGTTTGATCCGCAAGAACTATGCGCTTCGTGATCCTCGCACTGGCAAATCGTACTATGGTCGCGGCCTCGTTCAGATCACGTGGTATGATGAATACCTACAAATGGGACAACTGTTGGGCATTGATCTGGTGAAAGACCCAGACAAAGCACTCGAATGGCCGACTGCATTGAACATCTTGTTTACCGGGATGATTAAAGGCACGTTCAGATCGAACCACAAACTCGCTGACATCGTGACTGATGCCGATTGGTATGCCGCTCGTGGTATCATCAATGGCGATACCAAGAAGAATGGCAATAAGATTGCCTCAATCGCTGCTGCGTATTACGCGGCCTTAACGTAAGGAGCCTATCATGGCACTTCAAATTATCCCATATGACTTCGCTGATGTTGTGGTTGCAGCCCCATCGAAGATCAAGAACATCACTGGCTCGGTGTACTTTGCACCCGCTGGTACCACGTCTGAAACCTTGGGCACACGCCTTAAGGAAATCACGCTGTTCGTTGGCACTATCGCATTGCGTGGTCCCGGCATCGTTGATATTACTCCTTATGCATGGAACGCTTCCTAATGTCTAACGATAACACTAAGATTGCCTCTGCATTTGGCGCCATTACGGCATTAAATCAGTCGGTCGTTCTTGATGTTGCTCGTGCAGATGGTGGTGTTATCTGGATTACTGCTACTAGTGTTACCGCTACGTTTACTGTAGAGGGTTCATTTGATAGTACTGATGGGGTTAATGGCACATGGTTTACTATGGCAGCCTCCCCATCTAACTCCACCAACCTGTACACGCAAGTTACCAGCATTGTACTTACCGCTGCCCCGACTATCTTCTGGACTTTTAGAGCGCTTGGGCTATCTAAGGTACGTGCAAAGGCTACCAGTTTTACTGCCGCGGCTGCACTAACCGTAAACATGGCTGCACATCGCAGCGAAGTATAAGGAGACTACAATCATGGGTAAATTGCTTGCTATTCTGGTGATGCGTATTGTCGCATTCGTCTTGGTGAACTACGGGTTGACCTCGGTTGACTTCGCCGTTGCGATTACGTCCGATCCCACCCTGTTTAACGAGGTAACTCTCGGTGCATCTGCCCTTGTGGTGATGTTGACTGAGGAATTGTCCAAACGAATTGGGTCTAAAGCTACTGGTATCCTGTTGGGTATCCTTCCTCGGTTCATTCAGCGGTTCATCGACCGTTTGACCATCCCGAAAACACCCAAGAACTGACGGAGGAAAGACCGCCTAAATAGGCCCGCCACAAGACGCGCCAGAGCGGCGCTAGAGGCCCTTCTCTCGCCCCGGCTACATCCGTGTATCTGCGGGCGAGATACCACCTAGAAACGGCTAAAATCGTGGTCTTTGCCTGTGTTCCTGCCCGTGTCTAGCCCGTGTTCCTGCCCGGGATGCGTGATCGGTGCGCAGGCCCGGGGCTTTCCCTCGGGTGTACAACTTGGGTGTATAACTTGGGTGTATAACTCGGTATAGTACTTGGATTTACAACTATGGTATGCCAAGAGAAAATGACAAATTTTTACGATGGGGTGCCTAACACAATAGAGGCTCGCGTATGCCCCCGTATGCCCCCGTATGCCCGCCCGTATGCCCGCCCGTATGCCCGCCCGGATACACGCCCGGATACACGCCCGGATACACGCCCAGATACACGCCCAGATATAAACTACACATACATAGCGTGCGCGTAGTATTACATCCGTGTGCATATGCCTGCGTCTTATCCTTGGCACACACAGGCATACATCCGTGTATTAATCCCATGTATTAAACCATATGTTAAACCATGATCTCACCTAGCCTGACATCCTTGTGCCTTTGTTGCCTATCAATCATCTTTGCAATCCATATCCTCAATAACCTTTCAATCCGGGCTAGAGCCTAGACCTACAACGGATTAACCTATGATCCTAACCTAGCTTAGACCTAGCGTTAGCCCGGTATAGTAAGATCAGGTTATACATCAGGTGATACCACTCGGATTTTATCCTTGTTTATCAATAGGTTAGACATAGGGTCTATCAGTTGTCGGTTATTAAATCCTTTGTTATCAATAGGTTAGATTAATCTAGGGTAAATCCTATGATCAGATACCGGATTGATAGGCAATGTTGCTAATTCGTTCTAGTAACTAGATGTAAGATAGTTGGATACAATCTTGTAACCCATTGATTTATATACATTCATTTATGTTGTATCCTTTGGATTAATCGGGTTATAACTAGGGCATCGAGAGACGGGACGAACCACCCGCCCTAGGGTAAAACAGGTTCAGGTCGCAAGGTGATACAGACCTAACTTAAGTCACCTAGTGCAAGCCTGCACAAGCCCGCAAGGGATGAGACGCGATAGCGAGTTATGGCTAGGGATGAGTTTGGTGAAGAGCCGGACATAACCCGAAGGAGATAAAACCTAAGTGCAGGTATAGCACATGCTCTTTATGCCGCGCCACAGCGGGGGAGGAATACTAGGGTTTACCATCTATGCAATGGTTATCCTGTTAGCGATGAAAAGCTAGCTACACATAATGGAATAGGGTTAAGATAGCACTGCTGCTATTCCAGAGATAACCGACTAACACTTAGGTTAGTATCGGGCAACTTGTGAAGCCATAAGCCTTGATTGGTGCAGGTTAGCAAATCCGCTGAAACCCTAGGCTAGTAATCGGTTAGATATAAATGCACCTGCAAGCATCGGGCTTTTACACCGCTGTATGATTGCAACACATATCCGCGTATCGCAACGCAGGTGCATCTATGTCTAACTGTGAGGTAACACAATGACTAAAGCACAACGTAAGGCAGCAATGCGTGCTAGTAGCGCAGATGTCGAAAAACGCTTTCCCAAGGGTGGCAATGATCCACTTGGCGGGCATATTACACTAGGCAATCAATACCGGGCAGTGAATAACCTGCAATTCGGCTTGATTAAAACGGGGGCGGCAAAGCACAAATGATAGCATACATAATTAAAGGCTCGGTAATAGGCATCATGTTTCAAGGCGTTGTTGCCGCTATACGTGTATGGACAGATCAACCAGATCCGGCATACGCCGCATGGGTGTCTGTAGCTATGGGTGCAGTTATTGCCTTTGTTGCCTGTACTGCAATGGCAAAATAAGATTATCGCAATGTAAGCCTGTGGCAATGCGGGCTTATTATGCGGCAATCCGTCCGCTATATCGGAATGAAAGAGAATACAATGTCTACGAAGTTGACCTACTCATTCAGCATGGGGGGCAACGCTATTGACGCTGCTATCCCGATGCTTGCAAAGTCCATTGGTACGGTTGTTACCAATGTGCAGAAGATCGCTGTTTCCATCTTGGGCGACCTGCTCAAACATGGTGACAAGCCCACTGCTATCAAGCGTGCAAACGCTTTGGTTGAGGCATTGGGCAAAGGGATGCGTGCGCAATCGCTGTTGGCTTGGTTTGAGCAGAATGCGCCGATGGTATATAACGCTGAAACCAAGCTGCTGGTCGCAGGGCATACAGCACTGTCACCCGTGAAGGAGCACACCAAGATTAACCTTGCTGTGTCCACGGCGGCGCTGTGGCAGGATGCAAAGGCTGATCCTGAATACAAGGCGCTGGCCGATTGGAATGCGGCGCTGATGGCGCTGGTGAAGCGTGCCAAGACCGACATTGAAAAGATGGGCGATAAGTCCAAGGTGAACACGGCGCAACTGGCGTTGCTGGAAAGCATGGCTGCTGGCGTCAATACTCCAGTGTGTGATCCGCTGGCCTAATATCGGCGGAACGCTGATACAGACAACACTGGCTAAGCATTTGGTGCTGCTGGTGTTGTTCTATCAACGCTCACATAAGGACAGTATCATGCTGTTGTATCGTGTACACTTGGCTAATGACATATCGCTAGGTATGTATAACGCTGCGGTTGCTGGCAATTTCTTTGAGATGGATGGCAGACATCCGTCCCCTTATTCGGACAGTATGCTGCGTGAAGCGTGGTACAACATCTGCGAACGCAACAGGGGAACAGGTGGTCCACCGCCGTGGTGGTTTGGCTTCGGTTCGCTGGAACAGTTTAGCAACTGGGTATACCGCGAGGAATGGTGGAAACGCCTGACTGATGAAGGCTATGTAATCAGCATGATGAATATACATGATGATCGCTGTCATTTGGGATACACGCAAGCCATCATGCACAAGCATCACAGTGAGATTGTTACATCTGTGCCTGTGATTGAGTGGGAAACGCTGCGTGGTGCAGCATAGCCAAGGGATACACGTCGTGATTACTACAACGCAATGCAAAGATACGCTGAACAAGCTGCTGTCAATCCGGTTCAGCTTGCGCCGCCAAACAACCGTGCTGTACAAATCCCCCGGCTTTCTGCACGGGACGTATATGCTCCAGAAGCGTGGCCCTATTTCTAACGCTGATCTGAGGAAGCACGCTCTTGATATGCGGTATGGTGTTGGACACCGTTCGCTGCGCAATGCCGTGGAACTGAACTCGATCTATATCGAAATCATATCGGTGGAATGACATGATCAAAGCATGGTGGTTGGGTGTACGTGAGTTCCGCTTGTCGTGGACCACACTTTACATTGATAGGGACCTCGCTGAGGCGTATGAAAGAGGCCGCGAGTTTGCGCACTGGATTACATTCCGGAGATTTGAGGAATGACGGAGATCATGCTTGGCTGCACTATGGCGGCAGCGGTGATGGTTACGCTACTCCGGTGTATGCCAGCAAGGCGTGTATTCGGATATGCAACGCCTATCGACATCGCGTTCTCTGCGCTGATGGTCTGGGCGTTTCATGGCACGCTGGCAGGGATGTCAGGGGCGGCTGTGGGCGGGCTTGTCTTGGCGGTGACGCTGAGTATAGGCAAGTGGCTGATCGGCACAGAAACGGCTAAAATCCGGCGCTCTGGTCGATTTAAGGTCAAGGCAAAGCTGGTCAAGGAACGCGGCGCTGTCGGTCGGGCTGTGCAGTACATCATCTGGCAACATCACCGCGCAACCGATAGAACGACAACATGACTATAAAGCAGGAGGCACTTGCATGGCGCGATTTCTAACATATAGCACAGAAGGCAATACAGATGTGCGGGGTATGACCGAAGCTGAATATCAAGCGACTGGCATTCCTGACGACTGGGATGAGTTTGTGTGGACCGCAGCTGCCTCCCTTTCCGAAGCAATTGCCCTGCATGATCAGTCAATGGGAGCATACGAACTTGATCTGAAAGCAGGTCGGGAACCAAGGCGCACGTATTGAAGCGCATGTCGCTGAACTCGGGGCATACAGTATGAACCCGATGGACTACAAGACGTGGAAAATGTGGTATAACTATGACATAAAGAAAGGATTCCTGCCATAGCAACTAAGGACGAGAAGGCGGAATGTGTCCGTGACATGACGACGGAGGGTACGATGATCCAACATCGCGCTGTATGCAATCGCTCTGGATGTGGAAGGATGTTTTCACTTGTATACGATAAGGTATCAGGTGTGGCCCGAGAGGATTGGCAGCAAGGATGCCGCACATCGGCTAAGTGCCGAAAGCGTATCCTCGGCCCGCTATCTGACTTCAAGGCAGACCCGGTGCATTAACGAGCCACATACAGATACAGGTACTACACTAAGAACACTCGCCTGCTCAGTAAGTGGGCTTATTCAAGGCTAGTGTTTCTATGTGCGGTAATGTGAATTAGGCGCACTGGTTTGCAATAGGAGATTGCAATGTTCTTTGGACGTGAATTGAAAGAGCGGGCAGAGTATGCTCGTAAGAGTGACGCACAGGCTGCGGCACGGTGGGTTGCCAAGATGACGGGCAATATCGTGATGCTGTGGGAACTCCGCACTGGCGGTTTTCACATGAGCCATGACTTCCGCGGCCAGAATATGATCACGGTAGGCTATATGTCGGCGTTGATGCAGCGGCACGACAAGCCGCCTGTGCTTGAGGACTTCATCGGCAAGGACGACAAGACGCAACGCCGCGATACGGCGGATGTGCCGTTCATGTCTGTGCTGCCGTTCTATGACGTGTTGCCCAAGGAACGACCAGCATGACAATCCTTGCTGGAATGGTAGTGACAGTTGTGTGCCAATGGCAAGGCGCACAGGTTGTGCTATCGCCGGATGATAACTCCGATCGGTATGAACTGCGGTTCCATAACGCCGAGACTATGGTGCCACCGCCAGACGGGCAACGCACTTGCGCTGTCGATACGCCTAGCGGAACGATGTATATTATCTGGGACCACACGACTATTGGTCCTGATGTGATCAACATTGTACCGCCGCAGGGGTTCTACGTGGACACGCCTGAGGTTATCATTGAAGAAAACAGTGATGCCCGTGCGTGGCTGTATCCGTGGTTGGTAGCATGACATGTGGAACCTGCTGCTAGACGAAGAAGGCGAACCGATGATTTATATTAGCAGGGATACTGCTGACATGAAGGCATCGGTTATTGGTCAACAACGTGGCGTGCAAGCTAAGGTGCGTGCGCGGTACTACCGAGGCGAGATGACCGGGTACTGTATCCGTGTCAAGATTGATGTGTAACAACTAACCA